TAATGTTTGTGCCAGAGACAGCGTAGGAAGCTCCTACTCTTTCTGATTGAACCGCCGCACCCTGAACGCTTAATTGAATTGAGTCAGTGATTTTTGATGTGATTTCGCCAGCAAAAGCAGGAGTAGTAAGGAATAACGAAAAGATAAGTGCTAATCTTTTCATTGTTCTAGTGGTGATGAACTATTTGTATTTAGCGAGACACCTGTTTAACTGGCACCTTGACAAAACCTAAATATTAACTTATTATGTACAAACCCGCTACAAAATGGCGGGTTTCTTATTATTAGTCCTTGATGTGACAATTAGTGCCGTGGGGTCTGCCCTCTGAGAAGAGGGAAGTGCGCTTTCCCTATACGGATGTAGAGTTCAATCGATTTAAATGCAAAATTTCTTTACAGTAGCCCTGCCTCTTCTGGCATCGGTTACAACCAGTACGGCATCACTGCCATTCGTCAACTACAAGATGCAAGGTCCTCCTCCACCAGTGGAAGAAGTATCTAAAACAAATCTTGTAGATGAAAAGAAGACAGCAATCCGCGAGGTTGCTCCCGCAAAACCTAAAGAGACAAGGTTAATTTGTAAAGGGTGTAATGAACATGAGAATGCTACCCTGGCATACTTCCAGGATCGTGGTATTAAAGACAGAAACGCCCTTGCTACCATCATGGGTAACATTCGCCAGGAATCAACTTTTGTTCCTAACATTTGTGAAGGTGGTAGCAGAACCAGTTACCATAACTGCTGGCGTGGTTATGGTCTGATTCAATGGACATCTGCCAACAGGTATTATGGATTGGGTGATTTTGCTAAGAAGTATGGTGGTTCTCCATCATCACTTCACACGCAACTTCGTTATCTAACAAATGAAGTCCAGTGGAAAGAGATTGAGGAGCGTATGAAGACTCCTGGTAAATCAATTAACCGCTACATGGACTATGCGTATAGTTGGATTGGTTGGGGGCATCATGGTGCCCGTACATCTTATGCACATGATTATGCCAACCGACTGATCACGGTAGAAGTTTAATATATAAGGGGAGTGCTGCAGAACTCCCCTTTCTTATGATTAACTTTAATTTTGGTAAAAAGAAACCAGATAAGAAACAACTAATAATACTTAGTATTGTATTATCAACACTTATCGCAGCACTCTCACAATGCACTGGAGTATCTGAAAATGGACTTTGGGACTTATTGGATGAGGTTCAGAGAAAGTATTTTCCACAAACTATTCTCAATGAGATTTTTATTCAAGATCCTAACAAAGTAGAACGTAGAGTCAAGCGTGATGTTGACCGAGCACTTGCTGAAGTAACACCAGAGTATGATCGTATTATTGAAGAATCAAATAAAAAATATAAACCTAAATATGTTGAGAAAGCACCAGACGGCAGTGAAGCGCAGAGACTGCTTGGTGGAGAAATGAGAATCTGTGCTGTATGGGTTGACGACTGCCCTAAGCAGTAGTATAATAACTAGGTCACCAAATGACTCAGTAGCTCAGTTGGATAGAGCAACTGCCTTCTAAGCAGTCGGCCGCTGGTTCGAGTCCAGCCTGAGTCGTTGGAGATTTATTCTCCAAACCATTCCCTTATAGCTCAATTGGCAGAGCACGGAGCTGTTAACTCTGGGGTTCCTGGTTCGAGTCCAGGTGGGGGAGTTGGAAGTGATCCTGCGATAACCTCAAGAGCACTCCTTCCAACTAAAACCTAGAATATTTCTAGGTCAGGGGGATGGCCTCCCCTGTTTCGCCCTTGTAGCTCAGTGGTAGAGCAGCGGTTTTGTAAACCGCTGGTCGCAAGTTCGAATCTTGTCGGGGGCTTGACAAAATATTATATTTTGTCTATACTTTACAAGTCCGTGTGAAGTGAAGTGCGTGGGGTTCCGTGCCTGTGAAGGGAAACCTGAGGCTGGGTAAATCCCCACCATTGCGGAGTTAGTTCAGCGGTAGAACGCTATCCTTCCAAGTTAGATGTCGTCGGTTCGATTCCGATACTCCGCTTCTTAACCAAACCTTAATTGACATAGCATATACAGTTATGCTATTATACCATCAACTTAATCATCTTTTAAGAATTGGTTAAGTCTCTCTAAATAAAACCGCATAAGAGATGCCCCAACTACTCGTGTCAATTATGTGACTCATAACACATAGGGTTTGTATGCCCTTAGTGTATAATGCCGTTTAGTACTAAAAAACTTTTTATGAAACTCAAACAACTGATGCTTGCACCTGTTGCTCTGGGAATGGTTGCTCCTGTTGCTGCGAATGCCGCAGATCTTAATATGGCAGCAGTCAACCAATATACCTCTTCTGAGCAGGTCTCAAGTATCACTCAACTGACTGATGTCCGTCCTACGGATTGGGCTTATCAGGCACTCAGCAATCTTGTTGAGCGTTATGGTTGCGTTGCTGGTTATGAAAACGGAACTTACCTTGGTGGTAAGGCAATGACCCGTTTTGAGGCAGCAGCACTTCTGAATGCTTGTCTGGATCGTGTGACCGAAGTGACCGATGAACTCCAGCGTCTTGCTACCGAGTTCGCCAATGAACTTCAAGTTCTTCGTGGTCGTGTTGCCAAACTAGAAACTCAAGTTGGTCAACTTCAGGCACAGCAGTTCTCTACCACTACCAAACTAAAAGGTGAAGCAACCTTCGTTCTGGGTGGTGTAGATGGTGCTCGTCTTGCTAACAGCACTAATGTTGGTAACACTGCTTTCAACTATGACCTCCGCCTGAGTTTTGATACTTCCTTCACTGGTAAGGATCTGCTCAAGACCCGTCTGCGTTCTGGTAACTTCTCCTCGCAACCTTTCGGTTCTTCTTCTTCCCTGTTCAAACTGGACAAAGCAGAAAGCACTTCTAATGCAGTTCAACTTGATCGTCTGTACTACAGCTTCCCTGGACTTGCTAAAGGTGTGACTCTGACTGCTGGTGCTCTGGTTCGTAACACCGAAATGGCTTGGGTTCCTACTGCATACAAGTCTGACGTTCTTGACTTCTTCTCCGTTGCTGGTGCTCCTGGTGTCTATAACAAGGCAACTGGTTCTGGTTTCGGTGCTCAGTGGGTGCAACCTACCAAGAAAGGCAAGCCTGGTTTCGTTGCTGGTATCAACTATGTTGCCCAAAACGGAAACGATTCTACCAAAGGTCAGTTTGATGAAGATGGTTCTCTGAACACTCTTGCTCAAGTTGGTTATCGTGCTCCTCAATACGGCATCGCATTCGGTTACCGCTATGGTACTGAAGGCACCCGTGTTCGCACTTTCAACGCTCTGGGCGGTGGTTCTGGTAACCTTGCTGCTAACCAAACCTCCAATGGTTATGCTATCAATGCTTACTGGCAACCCAAGAAGTCGGGTATCATTCCTTCTGTGAGTGGTGCTTATGGTTGGAATACCGTAAGTCTGTCCAACAACCGCACGACTCCTGCTGGTGCTACCGATTCACAAACCTGGATGGCAGGTCTTCAGTGGAGCGATGTGTTTGTTAAGGGTAATGCCGCTGGTTTCGCCATCGGTGCTCCTGGTAATGCCGCTACTCTTGCTGATGACCAGAAGGCAATTATGTGGGAAGCGTTCTATCGTTACAAGGTTAGCGATGCGATCAGCGTGACTCCTGCGGTCTTCTATGTGTCCAACAACCAAGGTCTGAAGCAAGCTTCCGACAACTATGGTGGTGTGATTCAGACGACCTTCCGTTTCTGATAATATCTACGATACCTCTAAACCTCCTTTCGGGGAGGTTTTTTGGTGTTAGGACTTAATTAACCTCTTCTTAACGTTAACTACAATGAAACTCAAACACATTGCTACACTCGGTCTTGCTCTTGCCCCTACCGCTGCATTTGCTGGACCTGCTATTAATGGTGCTGGTGCGTCTTTCCCTGCACCTATCTATCAACGTTGGTTCCAAGACTACGCCAGTGCTTCTGGGAATCGTGTGAACTATCAGTCCGTTGGTTCTGGTGCTGGTATTCGCCAGTTTGTTGCTGGAACCGTAGACTTTGGTGCTTCTGATGAACCTATCAAGGCAAAAGAAGCAGCAAAGGTCAAGCGTGGTGTGATTCAAATTCCTATGGTCGGCGGCACGATTGCTGTTGCCTATAACAAACCTGGTTGTAAACTGAAACTGACTCAGAAACAAGTTGTTCACATCTTCTCTGGTCATATCAAGGACTGGAAAGAAGTTGGATGTGCTGCTGGTAAGATGCAAGTTGTGTATCGTTCTGATGGTTCTGGAACGACCTATGCCTTCACCAACTCTCTGGATGCTTTCGGTGGTTGGGCTCCTGGTGTAGGTAAGTCTGTGAACTGGCCTACTGGTATTGGTGCCAAAGGTAATGAAGGTGTTGCTGGTCAAGTCAAGAACACTCCTGGTGCGATTGGTTATGTGAACACTGGATTCGTTCGCCCCAATAAACTCCAGGCTGCCGTGCTCCAGAACAAGGCAGGTAAGTTCGTCGGACCTTCTGCCGTAACTGGTGCTGCTGCTCTGAATGGTATCAAGTTGGACCCCGTGACTCTTGCTGGTGATGACCCCAATCCCGCAGGCGCTCAGGCATATCCCATTGCTACTCTGACTTGGATCCTTGCTTATAAGAGTGGTTATGCTCCTGGTAAGGCAGAAGCAGTTCGTGATGCCATTAAGTATGCCCTGAGTTCTAAGGCACAATCACTTGCTGATGACTTGGGTTATGTTCCTCTTTCTGGTTCTATTCTGAACAAGTCCCGAATCAAAGTTAATCAAATCGGTCTGGGCGAGAAGTGATACATAAGGGGGTTGACAAGACCCCCTTTTTAATGTATTATAAGTAACGAGTCAGGAGGTTTATGTCTCTTCTTTCGCAACTAGACAGGCAACTTGCCATTACTGCCTTTGAGCATTATGCTGATTTTCTGAAAAGTGAAATATCTTTTATTGAAGATTCGCAACTAGTTGACGATCCAAACTACCCAGAGTATCATACATACAAACAAGAGTTGTATGAACTGAATACACTTCTTAACTGGGTACGTTTGGAGCACTTCAAGAATGAAAATTAATCTCTGGTATTGTAAAGATATGAATCTCTGGCGTTGGACGTTGACTGATGATCATCGTCCAGTTGTTCGTCAAGAGTCTGGACAACAAACTCATCTACGGGATGCTATGAATGACGTGGCAAATACTGTAGAATATATTATGAATAAACACTAATTTGAAAGGGCGATTAACTCAGCGGTAGAGTGCCTCGTTTACACCGAGTAGGTCGGCGGTTCGAATCCGTCATCGCCCATTATAAATATTTAAAAACTGAAGAAGTATATCTGATTATAAAATGGATAATCTAAAAATTGGATGCCGCTCTTGTGGTAAGGAAATAGAGGCATTTGCAAATAAGACGGTGACCTGTGGTTGTTCTAATATGACAACTATTCGTGGTGGAGTTATTTCGGCAATTGATTTGTCTCAAGTATTGATGTTAAATTCGCCAAAAGCAAAGGAAAAATCTGGCGTTTTAACAAATGAAGACCTTGCTTTTCAAGAGGCAAGAAGACAACGTAAGGTTAGAAAATTAGATTTTGAAATCAGATAGGTTCTAGTTTCAAATCATTATTGTACATTGCAAATTGATATCCATATTCATCTAGATCACTAAATCCATATCTAGTACATAACTTTCCGATTCTTGCTGCCAAATCTTTATTTCCCCATGAAGCGATTTTAGTTTCGGCAAAACCACAAGGATGACTAAAAAGTATGTCTCCTCGCAATCTAAAAAGATTGTGCCCGTCTATAAAGTCCGTATAAAAATATTTTTTTATAATGTTATGTTTTAATGCATGAGAAACAACATCGGTTCGTTGTTCTAATGTCATCTGTCTTAATTTTCTTGTAATTGAATTGGGAGTGATATTTAATCCCCAACCAACTTCTGCAATTCTCCCTCCTCTATCATATTGAATTCTTTTTTTTAAATATGCAATTTTATCCACTTCTTCTGGTCTAGAATTAAGTGATATAAAGTGATCTTTATTTTCAAATAGATCCATATATCCAACTACATCTACACCATGCACATTAAATAAAACTGATGAAAATCTCTTCATACTGGTTCCAATATTAAATCGTTATTATATCTAGCATATTGCAGACCATCTTCATATAGGGGTCCAAATCCATAACGTTGTGCAATAAGTGCTCTTTGTCTTGCACCCAGTTTTAAAGAGTGCTCTGTAAATCCCTGATCAATTTTTGGACCTTGTGGTCTTGCCGCTAACATATCTCCTGGTTCTGGATTTAAACCATAAAAATCTCCTTTAAAAAATTCCTTTCCTTTTGAAAGAAATTCAATATACATTTTTGTTCTTTCTTGTGCAGTAAATAATTCGGGAGATTTTGTATATTTAACATCCCATCCAATGTCACCTATTCTGGTTTTGTTATCAAAATCAACTTTTTTAGCGAGTCTTTCAATTCTTTGTTTGATATCTGGATCATTATAATATTCTAAAAATTCTACATATAAGTAACTTTTTTTATTGTAGTATGGTTTTAACCAAGAATAAAAAGCCATAGATCCACTGTCACAAGTAAAGTTCATTTGATTGGTAAACTTTGGATGATCAATTTCTATTTTGGACTTATCTTTATATCCTAGGTCAATAAGTAAAACTTCAAATTCAAATATTTGCACTTGACTTATTTTAAAATTATACTTATAATTATATCACTATCTGGAAGATTGGCCGAGTGGTTGATGGCGATAGTCTTGAAAACTATTAACGTTAATAGCGTTCCAGGGTTCGAATCCCTGATCTTCCTTTATAAGTATTACAAAATTTTATATTCTCTTAAACACTTTCTTGAAACCAACACATAGTTGACAAAGTAAAACTACTCACTAGCATAACTAGTAGTATTCAACCTAAATCCCTATGGATCAGCACACCTATGATAATTGGGTGAAGATCAAGGAGACCTTCGAAAAGTCTGGTAATACAGACAACATGTTTTACAAAAGAGCAGTTGAAATTGTAAAGACCAGAAGAGACCCTCTGGCAAAGTTTCTTGGAGACGAGAAGTGATGGAACCACAAGACGAACTGGTAAGTCGGGCTGAAGTTCAGGAGATGATTGATGCCGCAATACGAAGACACAACCGTAATGCTTCTATCATTAGTATGTGCGTCGGTTGGGTGGTTCTTGCTTTATTTGCTGAGGGACTCCTCCGACTGGTAGGTGTTATTCCACCTCTACTTCCATGGCTCAAAATCACTCTGAACTAATTTTTTTGGTTCCTTGGTTTGTTCTTGTGGCAATTGCTGTATCAATGTTTATGCAAGGTTGGATGATAATGAATGCTCATCACGGATATTCAAAAAGTCCAAAGGTGAAGCATCCGGAAATGAACGACGTTAAGGCAGGAGATCCATTACTTGTGCTTAGAATTACGGAAGAGGATTTAGAAGAACTCCAAAAAAGAGTTTTGCAACAGAAGATAGACGAACTATTTGAAGAACCTTCAACTTATGAGGACGAAGACGATGACTAATCTTTTTATATCTTCATTTTTACTTTTTAGTTCTATTGTATTATTCATTTATTGGGGACTTACACACGCATATCCGGGGGTTATATGAAAGTAGGATTAATCGGACTTGGAAGGATGGGAGAAGGAATGTCCCGTCGAATGATGAAAGAAGGAATAGAAGTTTGGGGTTATCGGAGAAATTATGAAAAGGCTCAGGAAGCATTTGAAAATGGATATGTAAGTGGTGTTTCAACCACTATTGAAAATCTGGTAAAAGTTGTTAAGCAAACAAAAAACGGGGGAGTACAACCAGGAATCTTTCAAATGGTTGTACCCGCAGAAACAGTAGAGGAGACGATCAATGAGTTATTACGATTTTGTTGTGAGGGAGATATTATTATTGATCATGGCAATAGCAATTTTAAAGACAGTCGGAAAAGAGCAGAACGTCTGGCAAAGATTGGTATCCAATATATTGATTGTGGCACTAGCGGTGGTGTTTATGGTTTGGATCGTGGATACTGTCTTATGGTTGGCGGGGGAAATACTGCGGTCTCCTCTTGTTCGCGCATTTTTGATGCCCTCTCCCCAGGTCTCAACGCTGCCCCCAGGACTCAATTTGACTCAGACGTAACTTCTGCCGAATATGGATGGTTGCATTGTGGTGGTCCTGGTGCAGGACACTTTGTTAAAATGGTTCATAATGGAATTGAGTACGGAATAATGCAGGCATACGCAGAAGGATTTAACATTATCAAGAACGCTAATGCAGGTGCTCAGTATGTTAGAGAAGGAGATGCAGAGGTTGCCCCAATGTCTGACCCAGAAAGTTATTGCTATGATATTGATGTTGCTGAGGTGGCTGAGTTATGGCGTCGTGGTAGTGTGGTTGGTAGCTGGTTACTCGATCTTACTGCTGATGTGCTTCGGGGCAATAGTGAGCTTAAACAGTTCTCTGGTGGGGTATCCGACAGCGGTGAGGGTCGTTGGACTGTTTCTGCCGCTGTGGATTTGGGGATACCCGCTCCTGTTATTACTACTGCCCTATTTGAGCGATTTAATTCACGCAATCTCGGAACTTTCGGAGCAAAAATCCTGAATGGTATGCGTTATATGTTTGGTGGACATCACGTTAGATAAGGAGTTTTTCAATGGAACGATTTAAAGATTTTTCAGACTACGAACTGAAACTTTTAGCAGATGCTGTTTGGATGAGACAGAGATGTTTCATCGCAGGAGACAGAAGGTTTAGAGAATATGGTGTGATTCTTGATGAGATACGTGAAAAGATTGATTACGTTCCAGGAGTTTTTGCATGAAAAAGTTTAACGATACAATTCTATCAGTCACGATATCCATCATTGACTTTCTGTATCGTGACCTACCCATACAAAGATTCTGGGTTCTGGAAACAATTGCCAGAGCACCATACTTTGCTTTCGTCAGTGTGTTGCATCTCAAAGAATCATTAGGACTCAGAGACTTATCACACTACTACTTAATGAAAGAACACTTCGCACAGACACTCAATGAAACGGAACACCTCATCGAAATGGAGCATCGTGGCGGAGCAGACCGCTGGGTTGATCGCTTTTTCGCTTATCATTTGGTTCTCATCTATTATTGGATTCTGGTGGGTTATTATTTTATTGCTCCCGTTTCTGCTTATCACCTGAACGCAGGTATTGAGTTTCATGCTACAGAGACATACCTAGATTACTTCTGGGATCATCCAGAAGACACCAAGATCGGTGAGATTGCCACAGATGAAATCAATCATTATATTGAACTTTCGAGAGCAATGGAGATGGTATGATGTTAAGGCAAATGGAACCGCACATTAAAAAACGATATCAATTTGCTGCTTCCGCATTTGTAAGGATGTGGGGGCATAGTTCATTGCACGATCGTCGTATCGTAGAATTCTGCGAAGTGTGGGCACATAGAACTGAAAATGCCCCATTAGATGATCGGGTAGTAGATCAATACTTTTATTATGAATTTAAAACTTGGAGGGGATATTAATATACATAATTTAGATTTATGTATATTAATGTTTTTGCCTCTTTCTGAAAAAGTTGATAATCAATTAATACTTGATAGTTACGATAAAATAAAAAAAGATTATTTAAATTTTCTTGGCGATTATAAAAAATATTTTTTTGATTATCAACATTCGTGGGATTTAAGTTTTGATATTTCCAATGGAATTAGTATGCCAAAAAATACTGGATATTTTTGGCAAGTTTGTCCTTTAATTTATGGTAGGCATCCAATCCCTTCTATTTTTTGGCATCAAGAAGTTGCTGAATGTTTTACAACACAGATGATAGCATCATTTAAAGTTAGACCAATTTTGGCAATATTTTCTGTTCTTGAACCTAATGGTATAGTAGAACCTCATGTTGACTATGATGATATGCTTATAGTTAGTTTTGATGGAAAAAGAAAATCGGGTGAGTCTATAGTCAAATATCATTTAAGTCTTGATATTCCAGATGATGGTCCTTGTGCATTAAAAGTTGCTGGAGAAACTAGACTATTAAAAAATAAAGATCTTAATCCTTTTGATGAGAGGAGTCCACATTCTGCATATAATAAAAGTTCAAAGAAAAGAGCAGCATTAATTATGTCATTTCCAAGATCGGAGATTTATTAGTAATGGGACACTTTGCACGATGGGTATTAGAGAATCCTTACACACTTGGATTTCTTGGATATATTTTAATTGTACTGCCTATTATGGGTATATGGGCAATACACAAATATAATTGGCAACATTGGGCTCCGTTTGACAAACATCAAAAAAAATAGTATAATCACCTCAACGGAATGTAGCTCAGCTTGGTAGAGCACTCGCTTTGGGAGCGAGACGCCGCAGGTTCGAATCCTGTCATTCCGATTTATAAAATTTGTATTATGAATTTTTCGGTACAGACTTGCTTTAAGATTGATATTATTAAATATTCTATTCAAGATTGGCAAAATAAAAAATCATTATTGATGAATATTGTTGATGAAATTGATACCTTTGTTTTTGATGGTTGCCAAACAGATTATTGGTTCAATGCAAATAATGGGGGAACGAGTTATTTTAATAAGTGGTTTTCTATTTTAGAAAAAGATTTTCTTGAAATAGAATCTCAAATTAATTCAAATCATGTAAAAGATTTTCCAGTTAAATTTGCACCACCTCATAGTTGGAAACTATGGACTCAACGTTATAAAAATGGAGATTCTCATCCAGTACATAATCATGGTATAGGGTTTTTATCTGCGGTTATATACATAGAATTTGATCCTTCACAACATCAGACAACAACATTTTGTTCACCATATCCAAATTCTTTTTATGGTAATTTGGATTATTATATTCCAGAAGATGTTTGTGAGGGGGATATAATTTTATTTCCATCTTTGTTGAATCATTTTGTTGTCCCACAAAAATCTGATCTTACGAGAACAATAATGTCTTTTAATATTCCAGTATTGCGATATTAGATGTGTGACAGTTCCTTCATTGGCACACTTGACACAAGACTCTAAACACCCTATAATAACTAAGTCAACATTCAAAACAATGTCTCTGATTCAAAAGTTTAAGAAAGATGTTAGCACTCTGCGTTCTGCTGCTAACGGGGAAATCTACCTTGATGTAAAGAATCCGAAACTTTATAAAAAGGTTCGTCGCTTCTATGAAAACGAAGGCGTCGTATTTTCTGGTGACCCTCTTGACGACTACGAAATGCTTATGGAGTATATCGATCAAGATCTTGAATCCGTTGAGGTTGCATAATGGAAAAACTAATTGAAGTAAAGTATCTCTTCAAAGAACATCAAAATTCTGTTCTGCGTAAGTTCTTTAAATCTCAAGAACAAGTTAATTCATTTAAAGTGCAACATCCAGATTATATCTACTTGAATTGATATGAAAACCAAAGTTCTTCTGGAGCGTGAAGGATATCGCTTTATTGAAGCGGGTATTATTGAGATAAACGGAAAACCCGATTATCGTTTGCAAAAGCAAAATTATTATACCAAACGCTGGAATGACATTTATCTTTTTGATAATGGCCTACAATGTTCTACTGCAATGGAAGATTTTGAATATGCGAAATGGTTAGATCCAGATCGTGTTCCTTGTTATGTAAGAGGCACTGAAGAATACTGGAATTAATAGTCACGGATGGACTATAACAGCACTGGTCGGGAGCAAACCCCTTATGTCTAAATCAAGTATCCTGAGATATATCGGGAACTTTCTCCTCCTACTTGGTTATCAAATCATGTTGTGGGGAGATTTTAAAAATGGTTTGATGATAAAGTTTATCGGGGGTTTACTCGGTATTCCTTTTGCCATCAAACTTAAACTTTGGGATGTGTTATTTTTAATCGCATTCTTTGGTATTTCCGAGATATCAAAGTTAACCCAACTTTTCTTGGTTTCCTAAAACCAAGTGGTGGAGTCAATATGACCCCTTATGAGTTTCTTGC